AGGCCGGCCAGGTCATCACGGCCACGCCGGAGCTCGCGAAGGTCCTCGGGGAGTCGGGAGTCGCGGTTCCGGACCGGCAAACGGTCCTGCCGCAGGTCTCGGAGCGGGCGGTCGCGCCCGGCCCGCAAGCTGCCGAAGTCCGATAGGAGCCCGCCATGCTTCCCCGCTCAGTGGTCGTCGTGACGCAACCGACGGTCGAGCCGGTGACGCTGTCCGAGGCCCGGCTTCACCTGCGGCTGTCGGCCGACCAGACCGACGACGACCGCCTGATCGCGTCCCTGATCTCCACGGGCCGTGCCCTGGTCGAGAAGCGGCTCGGGGTCTCCCTGGTAAAGCGGCGGCTGCGGGCGACCTACAGCGGCGAGGGCAACGTCCTCGAGCTGCCCTCCCCGCCCCTCCTGCTCGACGTGGATCACGAGCTGGAGATCACGGCCGACGGTGTCGCCGTCTCCGAGGCGGCCTACGAGGTCGACTCCGACAGCCGGCCGGCGACCGTGACGCTCTCGACCCCGCAGAACCTGCCGATGGTCGTGACGTTCTGGGCCGGCGGCCAGCCGCTCGCCCCGCAGCTCCGCTCCGCGATCCTGCTCTACGTCGGGCACCTGTATAGCAACCGCGAGCTCGTGGTGACGGACGGCAGTCAGCCGGCCGAGCTGCCCTTCGCCTTCGAGACGCTCCTGGCCAGCGAGTCCGTTACGGGAGTCTGGTAAATGCCAATCGCCGCCGGGCTGCTCCGCGAGACCGTCACGATCCAGTACCCGACCGAGCTCCGCAATGCCCTCGGCGAGTCGACCCAGACGTGGAGCACGCTCACGACCAGGCGGGCGATGATCGAGGCGATCTCCTACACCGAGATGGAGCGCCGCGGGCAGATCGGCGGCAGCGTCTCGTACACGGTGCGGATGCGGTACGTCCCGGGGATCACCGGCCAGATGCGGATCCGGTGGGACAGCCGGGGCGGGAAGATCCTCTACGTCTCGTCGGCCGTCGAGCGCGGCCACCGCGAGGAGCACGAGCTCACGTGCGAGGAGCAAGCCACGTGATCACCCTCGACGAGCGGAAGATGCAGCGAGAGATCGCCGACTTGGCGAAGAGCTACCAGGACCTCCCGAAGCACATCGCGAAAAAGCACATGCTCGCGGCCATGCGGCGGGCGATCGTGAAGAGCAAGGGCGTCTCGATCCTCCGGGCGAACACGCCGCCGGTCGGCACCAGGCGGGGCCGGCGTAAGAAGGGCGAGAAGGCCCGGTCTACCGGCGAGCTGCGGCGGGCTGTCGCGACGAAGGCGAAGTGGATCGGCAACAACACGACCGGCGCCGCCGTCGCGGGGCTCGGCTACAAGTACGGCATGGCCTCCCGGAAGGCTATCTGGCACGAGTACGGGACGACCCGCATGAAGGGGATCCGCATGATGGAGCGAACCTTCGCGCAGATCAAAGGCAAGGTGGCGTCGCTGCTGGCCGGCGAGCTGGCCGCGGCCCTGGACAAGGCCACAAACGAGAAGAACAGCAACAAAAACAAAGGCTACGGAGGCTGACGCATGGCATCGCCGGAAGCATGGCTCCGCGGGGCCATCGAGGACGCGGCCGAGTGTAACGCGTACCCGGTGCAAATCCCGGAGGGCGCCGCCCCGCCCTTCGTCCGCTACGCCCGGGAGGGGACCGAGCGGGTCCGCGGCCTGGACGGGTCCGGCTCGCCGGTCGGAGAGTTCCTGATCGAGATCTACGCCGACAGCTACCTCCAGACGAAGACGCTCGCCGACGCCGTCCGGGCCGCCCTCGTGAACTTCAACGGTGAGGCGGACGGCTGCACAATCGACGACGTGCGGTTGAGCGACGAGAAGGACGGCGACCCGATCTACATGGACGGCCGCGACGTCCCGACCTACATGGTCGAGCAGACCTATTCAATCTTCTGGCAGGAGTGACTATGGCCGAGCTTTCCGGATTGCCGACGGTCGCCGGCCTGTCGTTGCCGTCGGGCTGCACGAACGTCAAGGTAAAGAGCAGCGCCGCAGACCCGACAAGCTCGGGCAACAAAATCGACGTCACGACGCTGTCGGACGCCGCGCGGGTCTACGAGGACGCGCCGCTCGTGGACGTCGGAGCGGCCGCGGACGAGGGCATCACGCAGACCGTCACGTGTAGCTTCTTCGGCGAAGCGCCGGCTGTGAACACGAGCCCCACCGCCACCGGCTGGCTGTGCACCGAGGTCGAAACCGAGTGGGCCGTCGGCGACATGATCAAGGGTACGGCGACTTTCACGTACAAGGCCGCCCCGGCCGAGTGAGGAAATAACACATGGCGACACCAGCGCAGGGCGTCTCGTTCGCGGGCCTTCCGGACGGGCTCACGAACGTCAAGGTGAAGCGGGTCGGCATCGACCCGACGAGCTCGAGCAATCGGCTCGACGCGTCCACGCTCGACCTGGCCGCAGGCTCGGACCGTGTCTACATCGACGGCCTGCCGGACTCCGGCGCCGGCGCCGTGAGCGGCGAGACGGTCACGATCACCTGCTCATTCTTCGGAACGCCCCCGACGGCTGGCGAGACCATCACGTACGGCGGCGAGCAGTTCAAGTGCACCGAGGCCGAGATCGAGTACGCCGTCGGCGACCTGGTCAAGGGCACGGCGACCTACGTCTCGATCCCCGACTGATCCGGGGAGGTCGCGATGGCGAATCCGGCGCAGGGCGAGACGTTCTCCTGGGGCGGCGCCGTCGGCGAAGTGATCTCCATCAGCGTGAGCCCGCGAAAAGCGAACCTGACTGACGTCACCACGATGGGGAACGCCGGCGTCGAGGGCGGCGGTTTCGTCGTCCGCAGATACGAGTGCCTGTCTGTTGACTCAGGCGAGGCATCGGTCAGATTCTTCGGGACCGGGTTCGACGTCGCCGACATCGGCACGAAGGCGAACCTGTCCGCCCTGGGCGTCTCCGGCCAAGCGATCCTCGAATCGTACGAGGTCGAGGCGTCAGTCGGCGACCTGGTGCGGGCGTCCGCGAAGTTTCGATTCACAGGCTTCTAAGGAAACGAAATGGCACTAACGAGTAGAGAAGCGATCCTCGGGCTCCGCGATCTTGGCGAGCCCGTCAAGATGCACATTCCCGAATGGAAGGACGACGTCTACCTCCGCCGCCCGTCCGCGAACGACCGCGACGCGTGGGAGCTCTACTGCCAGGAGCACACGAAGACCCCGCACAAGGTGTGGCGGGCGAAGCTGGCGGCCATGCTCATCTGTGACGAGAGCGGGAAGCTACTCTTCACCGACAAGGAAGTCGCCGCCCTGGGCGAGCGGTCGGCCGCGGCGCTCCATCGCATTTGGGAGAAGGGCCTCGAGCTGATGCGGATCTCGGAGGCCGACGTCGCGGAACTGGAAAAAAACTGAGGAGCCAGGCGGGGGCGTACGACTTGTTCGCCTATCGCCTGGCCTTGGAGCTCGGGATCTGGAACGTCGAGGAGTGGAAGAAGGAACTGACGGTCGAGCAGCTCCGCCGGTGGATCGCCTTCTATCGCGTGGAACCGTTCGGGATGGACTGGAGGAGGACGGCACGGCTGGCAGTTTCGGTCGCCAACGCTTTCGGGGCGAAGGTGTCATCGGATGCGGAGGAGATGTTCATTCCCGGCTACGACCCCAGCCGGCCGACCCAGACGCCCGAGGAGATGGCGGCCGAGCTCGCGAAGCTGAAGGTCCCCCAGAAGAAGAAATAACGTGGCAACGATCGGCAAAGTACGGGCGGTCTTCACGGCGAGCACCAGCGGACTGACGTCCGGGGCGAACGCTGCGAGCGCCTCCATGCGGAAGTTGCAAAGCGACGTGAAAGGGATGCGGTCGAGCCTGTCGATGCTCACGGCGATCAGCGGGGCGCAGCTCTTCGGGTCGATCGCCAGCGGGGCGAGCCAGGCGGTGCGCTCGCTCATCGGCATGGGCGCCGCGCAGGCCGAGGTCGTCGACGCGACGAACAAGATGGCGGCCCGCCTGGGCGTCACCTACGGCGAGATGGCCGGCCTGGCTCACGCCGGAGCCTTGGTCGATGTCTCGATGGAGACGATCGGCGGGGCGATGACGAAGGCCGATATCGCGTTTGTGAAGGCCGCCAATGGGTCAAAGGTGGCGATGGCCGCCTTCGACACGCTCGGCCTGTCGGTCGAGTCCCTCAACGGGATGTCGGCCGCGGAGCGTTTCGAGGCGATTGCCCAGGCGATCTCGCAGCTCCCGACGGAGGCGGAGCGGTCCGCGGCCGCCGTGCGAATCTTCGGGCGGTCCGGCGTCCAGCTGCTGCCGATCTTCGAGCAGGGCGCCGCCGGCATCCAAGCAGCCCGGGCAGAGGCGGAGCGGTTCGGACTGACGCTCACCGGCGCCCAGGCCGGCAACATCGACGCGATGGGCGACTCGTTCGACCGGGCCAAGCAGGCGATCGCGGGCGTGATCCAGCAGGTCGTAGCGTACCTCGCCCCGGCTATTGAGTCCGTGACATCGCAGTTCTCCGACCTGATCGGCAGCATTGGCGGGAAGACGATTGGCCAGACGATCGGAGACGGCATCCTCCAAGGGGCGAGGTTCCTGGCGCA